TGTTATATATGGGGTTCACAAGTTGAGGAACAAATATATGGCTCAAGCTATATAAAAACAGAGGGTAGTATAGCTACAAGAAACAAAGAAACTAGAGTATCGACAGGGTTATATGGTGACCCAGAATTTAATAAAAATGAAGGCGTTGCATTTATAGACGTTAAACCTTTTCCGGTCGATGCAAGTGATACAAATGGAAACATAATATCATTAGTAGGTGGAACTTATAATCAGATGTTTTTTAGATTTAGAACAAATAATGTTTTAGAATTTTACGCTCACGATGCACCAGCTGGTTCGGCAATTTTTGACTATGACTTAGCGCACAATGGCGGAAGAATTAAAGCGGCTATACGTTGGAACAACGGTAATTATTCTATTTTTGCAAACGGACAACTTTATAATAGTTACTTAAATACTAGCAGATTTTTTACGGACTTAGATACATTCCAATTTCAACAATCATATAGCAGTAATGAATTTGAGGGTGAAGTTTATGGAATACAAGTTTTTGATGAAGCCTTAGATAATAACGAAATAGCAAAATTAACTGAATTATGAAAATAGGCAAATACGAATTTAACGACAAAGAACAAGTTAAAGAAAAAATTGAGGACTTAGGCGTGGACTATGATTTTGAGGGTAACCAATATCCGACACATAACCATACTATTGTTGAGCTAGGGAATATCGTTTTACAAAAGGGTGAATACGAGATTAAAGACGGAGAAATGCAAATGATAAAAGAGCCTATCTTAAGCGATAAGTATCACGTGGACGTTATTTGGAGTGACTTAAAAGACCATCCTTGGGGTTGGAAAACTTACAGTTGCGACTTAGATACAGAGGGAATGCACAGTTTTTATGGGCTTTCATATTTAGAATATAAAATAAAATAATAATGGCAAATACTATAAATTGGGGTGAAATATATTGTTATTCACATTGGGGTGATGACAAAAACAAAGCTAGTGTACCAGAATTTCCAGAATTTTGTGCAACAGAACAAGGGCTTTGCGGTACTCAATATTCATATACTGGCGGAGAGAAATTCCCTACTCTGTTGAGTATTAATTTAGGAGCAGCGACAGGAACTGTAACACTCAATTTTAATGCTAAAAATGTACCAGATAAATTTGAGGTATGGTTTGATGGTGTTAAAGTTATTGATACAGGTTATAGGGGTTTAGCAACGGAACAAACTAACCTAGACAATGCATTAGCTTTAAGAGGTTTGCCAAGTGAAACGATAGCTGGAACTGGTACAGGAACTGCTAATTTTAATAAAACAACAAACACAGAGGTTGCATTAGTCAAGGTTTACGCACCATTAGATGGTACTTCGTGGGATATAACATTGGGTTGCCCAGTATAAAATTATGAATATACAAGATTTGAGAATAGCAATATTAAACGCAGTTACCTTTGGGGTGAGCTTTACGCATATAGAAAATGGTTTAAAAATTATATTATTGCTTTTATCCATAGGATATACTGCACAAAAAATATACGAAACGCACAAGAAAAAGAATGACTAAAAATTTTAGTATAAAAGAATTTGAGTGTAAATGTGGCTGTGAAATGCCTGATGATGTTTTAGTAAATATAACTAAACTAGCAAATCAATTACAGTACGTTAGGGATAACGTGGTGATGCCTATAATAATAAACAGTGCTTATAGATGTGAAGCACATAATAAGTCCGTAGGGGGTTCTCCTAACTCTCAACACTTACTAGGCAAAGCTGCTGATATTGTTATTCAAGGACTTGACCCTATTTTAGATACTTACGACTATTTAGACGACTTAATGTTATCTGGCGAAATACTACAAGGTGGTTTGGGTATGTATAAAACTTTCACGCATTACGATATAAGAAAAACAAAAGCACGTTGGAATAATGCCTAAATATAAAGATAAAAACGGTACTACAAGGGTTGGCGATGCTTTACGTTGGTTATTAAAGCAAGGCAAAGAAGTTGCACCAGAACTTTTAAAAATAGCTGGTAACGTTACAGGAATTGAAGCACTAGATGTTTTGGCTTCTAAAATCGGAGCTGATGAAAAACTAAGCGAAGCAGATAAACAACTTTTATTAGAAGAACTAAACTTTGATAAAATAGAAATGCAAGAAACCACAAAACGGTGGGTTTCAGATAACAATACAGATAGTTACTTAACACAAAATATAAGACCTTTAACACTCGCATTTTTAACTGCTACACTGTTTATATATATTATATTAGATAGTTCATTAGAGGGCTTTAAAATAGACCCTAACTGGATTGATTTACTTTCTTCTTTATTACTTTTGGTTTACGGTGGTTATTTCGGTATGCGTTCGGCAGAGAAAATAACTAAGCATTGGAAAAATAAATAGCTTTTTACTTTTTTTTCTAAAATAAAATATATAACTTTGAATTTTTTATTAAAACTAGACATTTAGTTAAATGTTTTGTTGCCCTTAAAGGCATAAAAAACAAATACAAAATAAATAGATATAAAAAGTTAAATAAAATATAAGACTTAGGAGAACTAATCAAATGGCAAAAAAAACACAACGTAAAAAATTAATAGAAAAACTAGATAAAATATTTAGTATATATATAAGACGTAGAAAAGCTATTAATGATATATCTGAATGTTTCACTTGTGGCAAACAAGACCATTGGAAGAAGCTACAAAACGGACATTTTCAAAGTCGTAAACATTATTCTACTAGGTGGCACGAACAAAATTGTCAAGTTCAATGTGCTGGTTGTAATGTGTTTAGATATGGAGAACAATATAAATTTGCTAAGAACTTAGACAATACTTATTATGACGGTTTAGCAGAAGAACTTCATATTGAAGCAAATAAAACTGTAAAGCTAGATAATACAGATTTAGAAATGTTAATAGAAAAATACGAAATGTTAATTAAATTACTAGATACTTAATGTATATTTGTAGTGTATTGTTTTTGTTTTAAAATAGGCTAACCAGCCAAATTAAGCCACCTGTAAAAAGGTGGTTTTTTTGTTTATAATGTGTTTATATTTTTTTTATTGAATTATTTGTTTTATATTTGCCTTAATATTAATTAAAACAATACATTATGAATTTATTTGAAAGATTAAAACCAGAGTACAAAGACAACCTAGAAACAGGTAACACTAAGCACCCAGCACTTGTTGGATATGCAGTAGACCAATTAGAACTTTACGAATACGTCAGAGATATGCCTTATGGTTTAGTTACTGACTTAAGGTTCTTATTAGACGTAGATAGTCCTTACGAATTATTTAAAGAGATTTAATATGACTTATTCGGAAGATGTAAACAGAGCAGCCTCAACGGACACAATAGACTTTTTAAATGCACGTGTAGATGCATTAGAAAAAAGAGTAGAATTTTTAGAAGCACAAATAGAAATCAAAAACAATTAATATGAACAAAGAAAAATTAACAGAGTTATATAAACAATATAACCTAACTAAAGACGATGTATTTAAACATCAACATTATTTAATCATCACCAGAAGTGGCATTGAAAAATTAATGGCACAAAGTAATATTACAATTAATTACGAGGTAGTAAGATGCGAGCCGAATTTTGCAGTATTCAAAGCAATAGCACATAAAGGAGCTACAACTATTCAAACCTTTGGCAGTGCCTTAAAAGGCGATAGCTACAAAGATAGCTCAACAAATAGCTGGTACGTTGCTGAGATGGCAGAAAAACGAGCTATGAGCAGAGCAGTTCTTAAATTAACAGGCTTTTACGAACAAGGAGTGTTTGGCGAAGATGAAAGCGAAAGTTTTAAAAATAATAATAAATAATAACAATTAAAAACAAGTAAAATTATGAGTGCAATTATTAACTATTCACTACGAGTGGACAAATTACCAAAAGAGAAATTTATCGCTGGAAAAGACGGAGCGGTTTATGTAAACCTTACAATGTCAGTAAATGACGAAACACGTTACGGAAATAACGCATCGATTATGATTAGTCAAACACAAGAAGAGCGAGAAGCTAAGAAGCCACGAACTTACATTGGCAACGGTCAAGTAGTTTGGACTGACGGTAACATTGTCAAAGCCGAGCGTGAAGAAGCTAAAGAAGTAGTGCAAGAAGCTGAAACAAGCGACTTACCATTTTAACAAACTAGGGCGGTGTAATAACCGCCTTTTTTTATTACCTTTACAAAACAATACAAAAAAATGACAGAAGAACAAACTACACATAATATGTTGATGGAGTTGATAGCAGAGGAATGTGCTATTGATACAGCTGAGATTATGGAATATCCACCAACAGCTTTAAGTTTAGGTGAGAAAACTATACAAGCAAAAGGTGGAGATATTACAATGCCTATTCCAATCGGAACTTATGGAAATTTCAGTTTTGTACAAGCTCCCCCAAAATCGAAAAAAACTTTCTTTGTTAGTTTACTAGCTTCAGTTTATTTAAGTGGTGGGAATAACTTTGGTGGTAAAATAAAAGGACATCGTGACGGGCGTTGTTTAATGCACTTTGATACAGAGCAAGGACACTGGCACGCTCAACGAGTTTTTAAGCGTGTTCAAGATATGAGTAATACAAAAGAAGTAGGTTGTTATCATACATACGCACTAAGAACAGTAGGGTATAAAGAACGATTACAATTTATAGAACACTGCTTAGAACAAAACAAAGGTAAAAACGGTTTAGTTATTATAGACGGAATAGCCGATTTAGTTTCAGATGTTAATAATTTAGAAGAAAGTAATTTATGCGTTCAAAAAATAATGCAATTATCCGCAAAATATGATTGTCATATAGTAACAGTAATACATAGTAATTATGGAAGCGACAAACCAACAGGACACTTAGGCTCGTTTCTTGAAAAAAAGACAGAAACACAAATACAACTAGAAGTCAATACAGTAAATAAAGAATGGATAACAGTAAGTTGCAAACGTTCTAGGGGTTATGCTTTTGGAACGTTTAGCTTTAGTATTAACGAGTTCGGATTGCCTTTTGTAGTTGGCGAGATATATGACCCTTTAGAATACTTTGTACCTAGAACACTAACACCAAATAAATAAATGACACCAATTTTAGAACTAGCTTATAAAAAGCATAATGATTGGAATAACATTGTAAAGAGTTTCGGCTGCAACCCCTCAATGAGTGAAGACGTTGTTATGGAAATGTATATCCAATTAGATGCTGATGTAAAAAAAGGTTTAGACCTTTACTATAAAGAGCAAATAAATCATTATTATTGCTATAAAGTTCTAAGAGGTATTTACACAAATTTATATAAGTCAAGCCTAAGACAAAAGAAAGTTTATTTAGAAGATATAAACGAACTAAAAGAAATACAAGAAAGCGGTATTGATGAAAAAGAATGGGCGAAGCAACGTGACCATATAGACAGCATATTAAACGAAATGTATTGGTATGATAAAAAGATATTTGAAATAGTCGCTAAGGGCGTAAGCGTTGCAGAGTTAAGCAGAAACACTAAAATAAGTTATTACTCACTTTACAACACATATACAAACGCAAAGAAACATATAAAAAACAAGTTATGAGATTAGGGGATTTAGTTTATTACATTACTTACTACACTGGCATACATTGGCTAGTAAAAAAGATTAGCAAAGCACTAGGAAAAGATTGTGGTTGCGACCAAAGGCGTGACGATTGGAACGACATTAATATAGAGCTATGAGAATAGAAGATAGAGAAGCGTGGATTGACTTTAAAGCAAATGTATCTACTAAGCTATCAAAAGACCAATACAGGCTACTGTGTACGCTCCACGCTCGTTATTTAAACCATAGGTATCACGAACCTTGCAGTTGCCGACCAAAAACATTAGTAATGTGGATAAAAGATATTGATAACATATATAACAAAATTTAATGATAAATAAAATACATAACTGGGAAAAAGCAGTAGTAACACTTTTAAACCTTGACGGTTGGAACTTAAAACATACAGGGGACGGAATGGAAAGCTGGGACGCAATAGGCACAACCCCAAAGGGTCAAGAATGCGTTATTGAAATGAAGTTCAGAAATAAATACTATAAAACTAAAATACTAGAAAAATTTAAGCACGATAAACTAATTGAAACAGGTAAGGTTGCCTTGTACTTAGTAAACGACCCAAAAGGAAATTATATGTTCTGGCTCAATAATTTAAAAGACTTACAAACAAAAGATATGTATTGTCCAGATACAACGCTGTGGACTAAAAAGAAAATATTAAAGCCTTGTTATCTATTAAAAGAACAAGATGCTGCAATAATTAACTTAAATGAAGAACTAGAAATTGGTATATGGGATAGCTATTTTGATATAAAAGAAAAAATAAATAAAAAAAATAGTTAATAATTTGTTTATAATTAAAATAAAGTTGTATATTGCGGTATATTAATAACAAAACAAAACATTATGAAAACTATTAAAATTACAAAATTAGAAAATGAATTACTAAATGAAATTATGCTAGGAGAAAATGACGGTGTAGGGATGGGCTACGGAGAGTATGACGGAGTTAATGCCTCTAATGAGGAAAAGGGTGTTTTAGGCTCATTAATTAAAAAAGGTCTTGTATACGATAGTCAAGAAAATAATGTTAATGAGTTTGACTACGAGCCTATGTATTGTACAAGTTTATGGGATAAAAAAATAGTAGGTCTTAAAATTATATTACAAGGAATTTATGACCCTCAAAGCATACTAGGAACAGTTTAGTAGTAAATAAATAAAAATCAATAGGGGGTGTAAAAACCCCCATTAAAACAAAGCACTATGAAAAAGACAAAAACAGGACTTCACATTGAAACAAGAAAAAACCGCATTGAGGTTTACACTAAAAAAGACTTATTAGAAAAACAACGTAAAGAGCAAGAATACAGAAACCTTATAATAACAGGTAGTATTTTACTTTTAGGGGTTTTAATTTTTACTTTTGGTTTAATTATAGGCTCTAGGATATAATGACACCGCTACAAAAACAGTCTTACAATTTATGGTTTAATCACATAGGCAATTTAATTATGCAATGGAGCAAAGAAAAACCAGCCAATACAGACTTAAAAAATATGGTGCAAGGAATGACAGAAATAGGTCAGTATGTAAACGGTTTAAGCGTTGAGAATACAGTATTAACAAAACGCATAGGTTTAATACGAGAAGAAAAAAACAAACAGTTAATAATGTTTAAAAAACAAATAGAGAAATTAGAAAACGATTTAAAACAATACGATATATGAGTTGGTTAGATAGTTATATAGACGAGCCAGATACAAAGACAGAATGTGCTTGTTGTGGCACTGAAACAAATGGCGATTATTATTGTTCAGTTGAATGCTTTAATTTAGATATAGAATGATACTACTAGTTGATGCAGATAGTTTAATCTTTGCAGCTTGTTATAAGAAACGAGAGAACCCAGAAGATGACAAATACTATCGAGATATAGAAGAAGCTCAAGCTAAGTTTGATGAGCAGTTTATGAGCATAGTCAATAAGCTAGAAGATATGTACCCTATTGAAAAAGTAATAACGTTTAGTGGTAGCAAAGGCAACTTTAGAAAGCTAATTACAAGCGACTATAAAGCCAATAGAAAAAAACAAGAGTTACCGCCTTTATTGGGTGATATGCACCAATACGTCAAAGACCAATACGACAGCGTTTGGGGTTTTGGAATTGAAACTGATGATATGGTTGCTAGATATTGGTACGAGTTATCAAACGAACTAGGGCGTGATAATGTTATGATAGTAAGCATTGACAAGGACTATAAGCAGTTTCCTTGCCTTATGTACAACTATCACTACAAACACAAAGAGGTTTTAGATATAAGCGAAGATGAAGCTTTATATAACTTTTATGAGCAAATGATTATAGGAGATACAGCAGACAACGTAAACTATTTTAAAGGTAAAGGAAAAAAGTTTGCAGAGAAATACTTAGCTGATTGCGACACTAAATATCAATACACCAAAAAGATGTACGAATTATTTAAACAAGAGTATAAAGGTAAGGCACGTCAAAAATATGCAGAGTGCTATCACTTATTAAAACTTAGAACAAATGATTAGATTTGTATATGACTTAGATATAGTAATTGAAGCTATGGAGAACCAAGACTATAAAGACGCTTTAAAAATGATTAAAGACATACAAGAAGATTTGAGAATATTAGCATTGCTATAAAATAAATAGTTAATTAATTGTTTATTAAAAATTAATAATTAAAACAAAAACAAAATGAAAACAACAAGAACAATTTACACAAAAAAAGATTTTAAAAATGTAATTATTCCAACGTGGCAAAGGTGGAAGAATGAAAAGAATGTCAAAGACCTATCGGAAGCGGTATCTGAGAACGGTCAGCTTAGGGACGTTCTTATATGTATAACTAAAGACGGAACTAAAATATTAACAGACGGAAACCATTTATATAGTGCTGTTTTTGATTACCTTAAATATAGAAAAATCAATGTTTTAGAAAAACAAGTTAAAGACAACGAAGAGGCTAGGCAAACATTTATATCTTTTAACACAAGGGGTAAATCTTTAAAAGTTATTGATTACATAGTGAGTTATGCTGGTAGTGGTAATATAGATTACAAAAGATTTTTATTAGAGGTTATGAAAAGCCCAAACAGCTTAAAGGAAGCTGAGAATGTTTATGGAAAACTTTTTACTATTCCTGCTTTAGTTTCTATATTTTTAGGTCCAACAATAGATGTTAAAAAGGGTTATTGCAAGTTACATAAGAACCATAACAGGCTTTTAGAGGTTGTTGAGTATTTAGGTCAAAACTACTTATATAATGGTAGGCTTATAAAACACTTGAATAAGAATGGTAAATCTATGAAATTAAATGGGGGTAGTATTATACCTGTATTTAAAAAAATCAAAAGAAGCGAAAAGATTTTATCAATGTCAAATAAAGAAATATTAAACCTACTAATTGATTTTACATTTTATCATTATAACTCTATGGAAAACTGCTCTTTTACAAAAGATGCAATAGATAAAAGTTTTAAAACTTATTTAACAACGATATGAAAGGATATATTTATAGCGACCAGATACCTATGTTTGGACATAAAGACATTATAGGATATGGAACTAAAGAATTTCAAGTAAAGGAAATAGACAAAGATTTAGCAAATAAAACCATAATTAAAAATCATTATAGCAAAAAAATTTATAATGCAACTTATTTACATTTAGGGGTTTTTATTAATAATGAGTTTATGGGGGTTTTACAATACGGTTATGCAATGAACCCAGCAAGTTGCGGAAGTGTTGTAACAGGTACGGAAATGAACCAATATTTAGAATTAAACAGAATGTGGTTAGACGACAAAGCTGAACGCAATAGTGAAAGTAAAGCAATTTCTTATAGTATTAAATATATTAAAGGCAAACTAAAGACTATAAAATGGATACAGTCATTTGCAGACGAACGCTGTGGCGGTTTAGGTATTGTTTATCAAGCCTGTTCTTTTAGATATTACGGAGAACACACAAGTAGTTTTTGGGAATGGGATAATGAGGTTTTTCATAATATACAAATGACCGTTAAGAAAGGTACTAAAAGATACACTAAAAGGGTACACGAACTTCAAACAAATAAAGACAAGGCAATTAAACACGATTTAAGGCAATTTAGATACATTAAGTTTTTAGATAAAAGCTGGGTAAAAAGATGTACTAAAAAAGAATTACCATATTTAAAACATTATAATAACGATTAATAAAATTATGAAACGAGCAACTTATTTACATTACGAAAACGGTAAAGGCTATGACGTTATAGACTTTATAAAAGATTATGAGCTAAACTTCAATAGGGGAAATATAATTAAGTATATTTGTAGAAGCGGAAAAAAAGACGATGAGCTAAAAGACTTAGAAAAAGCAGCAGATTATTTACGCAGAGAAATAGAATACCTAAGAGAACAGCAGCAACAATGGATAGAAAAAAACAAATAGAATACTATAAACAAATGGAACAAAAAGAACTAGAACACCAAGAACAAGTAAGAGGGGTTTATGATGAACCAATAAACGACAGACACTTAGCTTATTTAAAGTGCGTATTGATAAGTCAATTACTACTAGAAGCAAACGATGATTTAAAAGGCAGTAAAGCATTTAAACAAAACGTAAAGCTACAAGTCAATAAAACATCAAATATACTAGAACGAATATACCAAGAGGGTTTTAACACTGTATATCATAATAACCCAGAGATGTGTACTAACGTACTAAACAAAATAGACAGCTTAATACACAAAATAAAAACCGCTAGTATTGACGAGCTAGTAATGATTGATGCACTAGTTGATAACTACTTTCAAAACAAAGAAGAACATAATAAAAACCAAACAGCAGAATTCACTAAAATAGATTAAAATGTACGTAAACATAGAAGTAAAAAAAGCAGACCGAAAAGACTATTATAAATTTAATATTAACGGAGTTAAACTAGGAGAATGGGAACGGTCAGACCTTAGACACTTAATAGAAGTTATAGACAATAAAATATAGATAAAATGAAAACACCAAAACAAATAGTACAATACGCAATAGACAATCCACATACAGAAGAATACACAGGCTCTAATTGCTGCGGTGCTTCACAGTGGTTAGAAACAGATTTATGTAGTGAGTGCTTAGAACACGCAGAATTTAATTAAAAACAAATATGAAACTAGAAACGATAAAAGAAGCAGTAAATAAAAAATTCAATTTAGATATATCAGTAAACACAAGACAAAGGAATTACTCTTATGCTAAAAAGGTATTTAGTAAACTAGCTTATGAGAGTGGAGCTACATTTAGAGAGGTAGGCGATGTAATAAAAAAAAGTCACTGTAACATATTGCACCACGTTAATAGCATAGATGTAATAACAATTCAAGACAAAAGGAAACACGATGAGATAATAAGAGAACTAGGACTAGTTTTATCTAAACCATTTTTTAATTCAGAACAAGACAAAATAAAAAAAGAAATAAAAAGAAAAACAACAACCAAAACAATAAAAGAAATACAAGACGTTATAGACATCTTAACAGGCTGGGATATAGAAACAGTAGAAGAATTTAAACAAACACGACTAGACCCATTTAACGCATTAATAAAGACTAGAGTAAAGCGTAAGACAATACCAGAAATAAAAGGTGCTATATTAAACAAGAAAGTTAAAAACCCTGTACTATGCTAATAACAAACGAGGATAATATGGAACTAATGGCAAGGTATGAGGATAACTATTTTGACCTTGCGATAGTAGACCCTCCTTACGGGATTGGTGCTGATGATAAAAATAGTACAGACAAAAAACAGTCAAAAAAATCTGCATATAAAAGCAAAGATTATGGTTGCCAAAAATGGGATAATGCAATACCTACAGATGATTATTTTTTAGAGTTAAAACGAGTTAGTAAAAAACAGATTGTATGGGGTGCAAATTTTTTTAATTTACAAGGTGGAATGTTGTATTGGCATAAGCACGTTACAATGCCTACATACTCACAAGGGGAATTAGCTTGGTTAAGTTGGCTAAATAAAGTTGATTTTGTTTCTATTGCTTGGCACGGAATGATACAACACGATATGAAGAATAAAGAAAACAGAATACACCCAACACAAAAACCTGTAAAGCTATACGAATGGCTTTTAATGAACTACGCAAAGGAAGGTGATAAAATACTCGACACTCACTTAGGTAGTGGTTCAATAGCTATTGCCTGTCATAATTTAAACTTTGATTTAACCGCTTGTGAACTAGATAAAGAGTATTACGATGCAGCAATAAAAAGAATAGAGCAGCACAAAGCACAACAAAGGTTATTCTAAAAAAAAGTAATTCTGTTTATATATTATTGAATAAACAATTTATTTCAATATGGATAACAGAAAAAATAATGGGGGTGCTAGACAAGGTGCTGGACGTAAACCAAAAGCAATAGAACAAAAACTAATTGAACGCTTAGATGCTATAATAGACAAAGACGAGGCTATAAGTAAACTAGGGGAGTTAGTAGCAAAAGGCGATATGAGAGCAGTACAGCTATATTTAAGCTATCGTTATGGGAAACCTAAAGAAAGTGTAGACATTAACTCTAGTGAGGGCTTAAACATTAATTTTAGAGATTTAATAAAGTTCGTTGATTAAAGTAAAAAAGAAATATATGCCTATTGTTGAAAGCGACAGTAGGTATTTTATTGTGAGTGGTGGGCGTGGTTCCGGGAAATCTTTTTCAGTAAACGCCCTTTTAGTGATGCTAACATACGAACAAGGTCACACGATACTGTTTACACGTTACACGCTAACCTCTGCCTATATATCAATCATTCCAGAGTTTATAGACAAGCTAGAACAGTTCGGTTCAATAGCAGACTTTCACATAACCAAAGATGAAATACTAAATAAAAAGACTGGTAGTAAAATAATATTCAGAGGGATAAAGACTTCAAGCGGTGACCAGACTGCAAACCTTAAATCTTTACAAGGCATTACAACGTGGGTTGTAGATGAAGCAGAAGAACTAGTAGATGAACAAAAGTTTGATACTATTGATTTGTCAGTAAGACAGCAAGGCAAATCAAACAGAATTATATTAATACTAAACCCTACAACAAAAGAGCATTTTATATATAGACGTTTCTTTGAGGACAGAGGGGTGCAAGAGGGTAGCAATACAATTAAAGAAAATACAACTTACATACATACAACGTACCAGGACAATATAGACAACTTATCTAAAAGCTATATAGAACAAATAGAGCAAATGAAGATAAGACGTCCAGAGAAATACAAACAACAAATGTTAGGTGCGTGGCTAAACAAAGCAGAGGGGGTTATATTTAATAATTGGAGTGTAGGGGATTTCAAACATATAGGCACAAGTGTATGGGGTCAAGATTATGGATTTGCAGCAGACCCTAGTACATTGGTTGAAGTTAATATTGACAGTTCTAACAGACGTATTTATTTAAAGGAATGTTTCTACTTACAAAGACTAACAACGTCACAAATAGCACAGCTAAATTTAAAACACGCTAGAGAGGGTTTAATCGTTGGAGATAGTGCAGAGCCTAGACTACTAAGCGAAATAAAAGCAAAGGGTTGTAATGTACGCCCAAGTATAAAAGGACAAGGGAGTGTTACTTATGGTATCAGCTTATTACAGGACTATGACATTATAGTAAGTCCAGATAGCACCAACTTAATTAAGGAGCTAAACAACTATCGTTGGCTAGAACGCAAGAGTAATACACCAATAGACAAATACAACCACTTAATAGATGCGGTTAGGTATGCAGTGGGCTTTCAACTACAAAACCCAAACAGAGGTAAATATACTGTATCTTAAAACTGCACTACATAGGTAGAATAAAAAAAATAAAAAAAAGTTTATTAAATGTTTGTTGTTTCAAAAAAAGGTGTATCTTGCGGTATATTAATAAAACAAAAACAAACATTATGACAACTCTAAAAGAAATTACAGAATTAGAAATGGATATTCAATATCAAGAAGCTATTTTATCAAATGGGTGGCACGACACTCAAGAGGAAAAATATGAGGCTCAAGCTGAATTAGAAGAATTACAACAAAAATTAAGAAATTTAAAAAAATATACCAAGTAGTAAAATAACAAAGGGAGGTATAAAAACCCCCTTTTAAAACAAACAAAAAATTTTTAAATAACCCTTGCAGAAATGTAGGGGTTTTTTTGTACCTTATAGTTACTAAAATAAAATTAAAAAGTTTATATATTAATATGAAAGTTAAGTTAAGCATACCAACAACGTTAAATGAAATCACTCTAGGGCAATACCAAGAGTTTGATAAATTAGATTTAACAAAGGAAGCAGAGGTGCAATCTAAGATGATTGAGATATTCTGTAAAGTACCTATTGAGGTTGTACGTTCAATGAAAGCAAAAGACATAAACGATATTTGTCTTATTATTAATAATATGTTTGACACAGAGCATCAGCTTATAAATAGGTTTCAAATGAACGGTATTGATTACGGCTTTATACCAGACTTAGAAAATATGAGTTTTGGGGAATACGTGGACTTAGATACGTTTATAGGCGATAACGATAATTTACATAGAGCTATGAATGTTCTATATAGACCTATTGATTTAAAGCAAGGACAAAGATACACGCTTAAAGAATACGACCCAGATACAAATGAAGATGCTAAGAACTATCCTTTAGATGCTGTATTCGGTGCTATTGTTTTTTTTTACAATTTAGGCAAGGACTTATCGACAGTTATTCTGAACTCTTCGAGCAAACAGAACGAGGAGAGCTTAGCGCAATTTCTGGCTTCACAGCAAAATGGGGGTGGTACAATTCAATCTATGCAATCGCTGACGGAGATATTACGAGATTTGAAAATATCACTAAACTAAACGTACACGAATGTTTGACGTATTTAACATTCACAAAAGAAAAAAACGAAATAGAAGCAAGAAATATTAAAAGCAAATTCAAATGAGTTACACAGGAATAAGAGGTTACTATTTATTAACACAAGCAATTAAAGATGCTTTACTAGGTGATATAAATGTAAACACTGTCACAGAGGGAGATTTGTTTGATATTGATTTGTCTAAGCAATCTATATTTCCATTATCTCATTTGATTATAAATACAGTTACAGCACAAGAGAGTGTGCTAAGGTTTAACATATCTATTTTATCAATGGATATAGTAGATGAAAGTAAAGAGCCTACAACGGATATATTTATAGGAAACAATAATGAGCAAGATGTTTTAAATACACAACTAGCCGTATTAAATAAGCTAGTCCAAGTTTTAAGGCGTGGTGATTTATATAATGACAAATACCAACTTGACGGTGACGCAAGTCTTGAACCATTTGTTGATAGGTTTGAAAATAAAGTAGCTGGTTGGACTGCAACGCTTGACATATTGGTGAATAACGATATTGAAATATGTTAGCAGACAAAGCCTTAAAAGAAGAATTAAATAAGTTCGCCAAGTACGTTATACAACAAAGCCGAAGCAACCTATCTAAAAGCAATAGGAACGACACTAAGGCACTTTATAACAGTTTAGGGTATAATATAGAGCTAACGACAAAAGGAACTGAATTAGGCTTTAGTATGGAGCAATACGGAGAGTTCCAAGACAAAGGAGTTAGGGGTAAATCGTCAAGTGCAAAAGCGCCAAACAGTCCGTTTAAGTTTGGCAGTGGCACAGGAAAAAAAGGTGGTTTAACAAACAGTATTAATAAATGGGTTAAACGAAAAGGAATACAATTTAGAGATAAAAAATCTGGGCGTTTTTTAAGTTATCAAAGTACAGCGTTTTTAATTTCAAGAAGCATATACCAAAAAGGAATTAAGCCAAGTTTGTTTTTTACTAAGCCATTTGTAGCGGCTTTTAAAAGGTTGCCAGATGATTTAATTGAAGCGTATTCTTTAGGGTTGGAAAAAGATTTAATAAAATTAACAAAACGATAAAATGGCAAAAATTAATGTAAGAAGTCCTTACTATGTATATTATAATTTAAGCAAGTTAGAAAGTGCGACTTTAAGTCTTTGGATATATACAGGAACGCAAACAACTTCAAGACCAGTAAACCCAACTTATGTATTAAACGCAAATGCGGTAAACTTTACAGTCAATTTTGAAATAGCAGAACTTGTTAGGGATTATATGACTTACAATGCAGATGACTATGAAACAGAAGTTGTGTGGGTTGATTATCAAATAACTAGAACCGTTAGTGGCGTAAGTGGGAACTTACCTTTAGTTGAAAACAAAGCCTTTTATGGTTATGGGTATTTTCAAGAGGGTATTAACCCTCAAAACGATAGTGGACTATTGCAGTCAAATTTAACAGTTGTTAAGCTAGATGACGCGCCAGTTGTTTTACCTATTGACACAAATAAGGTTAGTACTGTGCAATATTATTCAGAAAATCAAGAAGTTTACGAAGAGAATTTTGTGCCGACAACTTCTTCAACAACTCAAATACAATACGTTTCAAATACTGTAAACGGAACAGATGAGTTTGTAGATAGAGTTTATAGAGATAACGGTACTTTTGAGAATAGCATATGTTTACACGAATTCTTAGACACCAATATAACGTTTCCTGTTGATACTATTTACATTAATTCAGACGATGGGGTTTCAGTTGTTAAAGTGCAAAACATTACAGAGTGTAAATACGAGCCTTATAAGTTAAGTTTTATAAACAAGTTCGGAGCGTTGCAAAACCTTTGGTTCTTTAAGCGAAGCAATAAACAACTATCAACTAAAGCAGAGGACTTTAAAAGAAATACACTTTCAGCAAATAGTTATGATGTAGATAAGCACCAACAGAAAAACCTATATAAAATGGGTAACGAAAAAATGGACTTGAATACAGGATTTTATCCAGAGGAATACAACGAGGTGTTTAAACAGATGCAATTAAGTGAGGATTGCTGGATTGAAATAGACAACGTTGTTTTACCTGTTAATGTAAGTGATAGTAGCTTCAGTTATAAAACAAGTCTAAACGACAAGCTAATTAATTACACTATAAAAATAGACTTTGCTTTTGATACTATAAACAATATTCGATAAATGCAGATAATAGACTTATATATTAGAGATGGTAATAAATATACTAGCCAGGGATATTTTCCTACACAAACTAGACTTGTAGATACATCAACAGATTTCACAACAGGCAATTTTAGAGTAGGTCAATTAATTAAAAATTTAAGTTCTGGTACTATTGGCTCTATAACTGCAATAGCACCAGGCGGAAACGTTAATACACTAGATATTGATGGCGGAGTTTTCCCAAACCTAGCAGGTCAGCCTTACCAAATTTATGATGACTATACAAAGCTAGAATTATTTAAAGACGAAAGTGTATCAATTACAGATACTATTCAAAATGTAAAAGACCCAGCTAAGATATTTGCACCGTTTAGCCAACAGTTTAGCGTACCAGCATCTAAGCATAATAATAAATTCTTTAAGCATTATTACGATAGTGAAATTCAAAATAGTTTTGATGCTAGATTTCAAGGCGATGGACTTATTCAATTAAATGGCGTAAACTATAAAATAGGTAAAATACGATTAACGTCTGTTGATTTAAAAAACAACGTAGCTTATTCTTATAAATTAGTATTCACTGGTGAAACAGTTGAGTTTAAACAAATACTAGCAGAGAATGAATTAAGTTCTTTAATATATCCAGAAAGTTTAAATTTTGAATATACAAGCGATTTTGTTAAAAGTAAATTACAGGGAAGTGCAGAGGGTGACGATGTAATATTCCCACTAATAACGCATAGTAAAAATATGCGATTTAATTATGCCAACAATGGTGGGTATAAAGACGCTATAACAGGAACGAAATTAAATTATGCAGATTTAAAACCAGCGTTAAAAACTAAGGTTATAATTGATGCGATACAAACTACATATCCGCAAATTGTATTTAGTCAGCAGTTTTTTAATACTACGGTTTTTAAAAAGCTATATATGTGGATTCACAGAGAAGAGGGTTATTTATCTAATGCAGATGAGGGTGGGAGTACTCAACAAATAAGCAGTAAATTTTATACAACGTTTCAAGGGACATCAGCAGTTAATTATGATTTTGTTAGCGGTGATGAATTAAGGCCAGCAAGGTGTTTTCATACTAGTAGTGGTATTTTTGCTCAAAAATATGGTTATATATTTACTTTAAATGTAACAGTGCCAAACCAAGCGACAACTTACAACGTTCAAATGTTAAGAGCTTCGGATAACTCTACTTTATTTGATATTGACGGAACTGGAAACCAAACTTTTACATATGAGTTTACAAGAGATAATTATGGTGAAAATGATATTGATGTTTTTATAAATATAAATGGTGAAAATACTTTAGGTTTAAGTCAAACATTAACAGTTCAAAAAGGTTATAGAGTTCTTAATTCTAATTTTCAAGTTACAGATACTGGTAACTACGAAAGATTAGCTCCACCCTCTGTAAACACTATTGTTATAGCTAATCAAATGCCTAAGATGAAAATATTTGATTTTCTTAAAAATATCTTTACGATGTTTAATTTGACTGCATATAAAGAAGATGGCGTTATTACAGTATTACCTTTAGACGATTATTACAACGCTGGTAAGGTTTACGATATAACGGAATATGTAGATACAAGCAAGTCTAAAATTTCAAAGTTATTGCAGTTTAAAAATATGATATTTAACTTTAAAAGCAAAAAATCTTATTTAGTTCAATATTCAGAGGAGTTGCAAGGTAATAAGTTTTCCCACGAAAGTTATGGTAATGATGAATGGGACGGTGGCAATTACAAAGTAGAAGTTGATTTTGAGAAAATGATGTACGAAAGGCTAACAGATGAGATAACAGGCGATTTAACTACTATCGTGCAAGGTGCTATGTTAGATAAAAAGTTTGAGCCAACAATAGGTTCTCCTTTATTATTTTATTGCTTTAGTACAACAACAGTTTACCCAATAGCATTTGAAAACCCAGACGGCACTGACGTTGCGATAAACCCTTATTTAAGACCATCTAACTCTATATCAAATATTACAACAGGCTTTATAACTCAAACGTTAAATTTTGGTATTGAGGTTGATGAGTACACACTAGGAACTGGCAGTGCGTTTCAACAAAACCAGTCAAATGATTTATTTACTAAGTATTACAGAAATTATGTAGCCAATCTATTTGCTAGAAATTCAAGAAAGACAAATGTATCTGCTTACTTACCGTTGAGTGTTATTTTAAAATATAGACTAAATGATATATTTATTATAGGCACAACAGAATACAGAATAAACTCTATAAAGACAAATCTATTAACAAATAAAAGCGACTTAGAATTGTATAACTTAAACGTAAATACTTCTCAAAGTTTAAGCGGACAAAGTCAAAACTTACAAAGAGTTGAAAACTTAGAAACAACTAGCAAAACAAGTAGTACAATAGACTTTACATATAATTCTATTACAGACACAAACCTTTTAAGGTACGAAATTTATGTAGATGATATTTATAATCAATTTACTAACCCTGGCTCTTTTGGTTCTACTGTTTCAGCTTTAGATAGTGATACAACTTACAAAATATCTGTAAGGGCTATTTACGATGTTGATGGAGAAGACGCTGGGGCATTTGACACAGATTTATTTGAAACAACATTATGATAAAATTAATAATAGAGAGTTTAAAATACGCAAACGGAGAAACTGAAAATTTGCGAATAGCACAAGGTAAATACAAACTACCTACAACATTAAAAGAGGGTTACAAGGCTTTAAAACAAGAGATAAAATGGCAATAGAAAAAACAATTAATTTAAACGTTGATAGTAAAAAAGCTACAAAGGGTTTAAAAGATTTAGAGAAAGGTATTGACGGAGTAAATAAAGAGGTTAAAGAAACAAGTAAATCTACTCAATCAATGAACACCACTCTTGACCAAGTAACAGGTGGTGCGGTTACTAAATTTAGTAAATTCAAAGGTGCTATTAGTAGCGTTACAACAGGGTTTAAGTCTTTAAGGGTTGCTATCATAGCCACAGGAATTGGTGCTTTATTAATAGCTGTTGTAGCTTTAGGACAAGCGTTTACAAGAAGCGAAGAGGGACAAAATAAGTTCGCTAAAATACTAGGGGTTATTGGTAGTGTTACAGGAAACCTTTTGGATTTATTAGCTGACTTAGGCGAAAACATTATAAGTGCTTTTGAAAACCCTAAACAAGCATTAATAGATTTTAAAAATTTAATAGTTGAAAACATAACTAATAGATTTGAAGCTGCTATTGACACTGTGGGTTTTTTAGGGAGTGCTTTTAAGAAAGTGTTTAGTGGCGATTTTACTGGAGCTTTAGAAGATGCTAAAAAGGCTGGTAGTAGTTATATTGATGGCTTAACTGGGGTAAAAAATACAATAGATAAAGCATCTGAAAGTGTTAAGAATTTTACTAAAGAAATTGTTGATGATGCAAATGCAGCGGTAAAGATTGCGGACCAAAGAGCAAACGCAGAAAAGAAAGCAAGAGGTTTAATAGTTGAACGAGCTGAAGCAGAAAGAAAAATTGCTGAATTAAGGGAAAAGGCGGTTAATAAAGATAAATTTACTGCACAAGAAAGAATTAAATTTTTAGAAGAAGCTGGGCGTGTAAGTGATGAACTAGCAGCGAAAGAAGTGCAAGTAGCTAAATTAAGATTAGAAGCTAAACAAACTGAAAACGCATTAACTAAAAGCAATAAGGACGATTTAAACGAAGCAGCACAACTAGAAGCTAGTGTTATACAATTAGAAACCCAAAGACTTAATTTACAAAAACGTTTAAGCACTGAATTATTAACATCTAGGCGTGAAGTAACAGCAGAAGAAAAAGCCAATATAAAAGAATTATCTGATTTAAAGAAAACATTAAGAGATGCGGAAGCGGTTTCTGAACAAGAAAAAAGAGAACTAGAGCTAATTAAAATTCAAGAACATTATGATAATTTAATTGCAAAAGCTAACGAAAACAATATAAAGACTGGTGAATTAGAAGCAGCAAGAGATGAGGCTAAATTATTAAAACAAGCAGAATTTGATGAAAAAGATTTAGCTGCTAAAACAAAAAAACAAGAAGAGGAACAAGCATTAAGGCAAAAAACCATTAATGAGTTATTAGCAGAAAAAGAAGCAAAGGCACAAATACAATTAGCAACTATTGGGGTTGCAGAAAAAGGTATCGCTATTGGTAAACAACTAGCTGGTAAAAATAAAGATGTTCAGAAAGCACTTTTAATCGCTGAAAATGCCGCTGGTATAGCTAAAATATTAATAAATACAGGGGTTGCAAATGCTAAGGCAGTAGCGACTTCCCCTATAACAGGTGGGCAGCCTTGGGTTGCGATTAATTCAATAAGTGCAGGTCTGGGCATTGCTGGTAGTATAGCCGCAACAGCTAAGGGTTTAAGCGCTTTAGGTGGTGGAAGTGCTGGAAGTAAACCAAACGCACCCTCTGGAAGCGGTGGTGGTACTGCTCCAACCCCTCCAAGTTTCAATGTAGTTGGTGCAAGTGAAACAAGTGTTTTAGGTGATGCAGTTGCAAGTCAAACTAACGAACCAATACAAGCCTATGTAGTATCGAATGACGTTACTACCGCACAAAGTTTAGAAAACAATATTGTTGAGGGTGCAACTTTATAAAAAACAAAAATAAATAAATTTAATTATATATTATTATGAGAATAGTCGAATTAATATTAGACGAAGAAAGCGATTTAGGGATTGAAGCCATTTCAGTAGTTGAAAACCCAGCTATTGAAGAAGATTTTGTTGCTTTAAAAAGCCAAGAGTTTAAACTTGCAGAAATAGACGGAGAGCGTAGGATATTAATGGGTGCTTTATTAATACCAAATAAACCTATTTACAGACGCAATGGTGAAGATGAATACTATATATATTTTTCAAAAGATACTGTCTTAAAAGCGTCCCAAATGTATTTAATGAATAGCAAACAAAACAACTCAACACTAGAACACCAACACCAATTGGAGGGTTTAAGTTTAGTCGAAAGTTGGATAGTTGAGGACAAGGTACACGATAAAAGCGTTAAGTACGGAATGGATTTACCTTTGGGTTCGTGGGTTGGTTCTGTAAAAGTAAACAACGACCAAATATGGAATGAGTTTGTTAAGACTGGCAAAGTAAAAGGCTTCAGTATTGAGGGGTATTTCGCTGATAAAATGGAACGTCCAAACGACCAAACAATAAAAGACGAACTAGCACAAATAGAAGAAGAAGAAGCTGAATACTTACTAGGCGAAATAAAAGCTATTATTAAAAATGATAAACGAGTTAAGGGCGGTAAAAAAATGGTTTTAGAGAGCTATTCGGACTACCCTAGTTCAGTGAGTAACAACGCTAAAAGAGGGTTAAAACTTAACGAAGCGGTTAATAATAAATGCGCTACACAAGTTGGTAAAATTAGAGCGCAGCAATTAGCACAAGGAAAACCAATAAGCAAAGAAACAATAAAAAGAATGTACTCTTATTTGTCAAGAGCAGAAGCTTATTACAATCCAGAAGATAAAGAAGCTTGTGGAACTATATCATATTTATTATGGGGTGGCAAATCGGCTAAAACTTGGGCAGAGGCTAAACTTAAACAACTAGAAAATGATTAAGTGGTCGAAGTATTTTACGCCAAGCAAAACAAGTCCTAGAAACGGTCGTAGAGGTTGTTTATGCAGAGATAGAGATGCTTATTCTATCGAATGCTGTAATGGTGATATAATTGCACAAGGTATTGGTGAAATGTCTAAAAACGAAAACTTTATACTTTTAGAAAACGGAGATTTTTTATTACAAGAAAATAATTTTAAAATAGAGAAATAATGGCAAACGCTAAAATAAGTGCATTACCAATAGCAACGGAATTACAAGGCGGTGAATTATTTGCAGTGGTTCAAAACGGGGAAACAAAACAAACTACATTAAATGATATTGACAATTATTTAATACCTACTACTTTGGTTGTATTAGCAGATACAGTTGTTAATCTAAACGATATTTCTTACCAAGAAGTTTCTTTAATTCGCTTAACGTGGAGCGGAGTTAATGGCACAATGGTTTTAAATTTACCACACGCAAGCGATAACACAAACAGAGTTTTAAGGTTTTTGTCAAACGGTGGTTTTCAAACTTCTACAAGGGTAGAATTAACACCAATTAGCGGAGAAACATTAGACGGAACAACAAGTCCTTATATTATAAATAAAGAATACGAGGGCATTCAATTATGGAGTGACGGCGTAGAATGGTTCATAATTCAGAAAAAAGCATAACGAAAATACAAATTAAATTAATCTAAATTATATATAAGTATGAAATCAAACAACGTGATAGAAAAAATCAAAGACGTTCTAAACCTTAACGAAGAAGTTAAGTTAGAACAAGCTAAACTAGACAACGGTACAGTCATTGAGGCTGATGCGTTTGAAAGTGGAAACGAAGTTTTTATCGTTACAGAAGATGAGAAAGTTGCTTTGCCTATTGGCGAGTATGCATTGGAAGATGGTAAAATATTAGTAGTAGCCGAAGAGGGTCTTATTTCTGAAATCAAAGATGCCGAAGCCGAAGAAGAAACCGAAGAAATTGAAGAGGTTGAAGAGGTTGAAGCAAAAGAAGAAGAAAAAGAAGAAATGGGCTACGCTACTAAAGAAGAACTAGCAGAGGTTAAAGATATGATTGAAGAAATCAAAGCAATGCTAGAACCAAAAGAGGATTTAAGTGCTGATGACTTAGGCAACCTTTTAACGGAAGAATTAGCTAAACACGAAAAAGTTGAGTTAAACGAAATTCCTGTTGAAGTGCAAGCAGAATTAAACGAACCAAGTGCAGAGCCTATCGTATCAAATCCAGAAGTACATAAAACTATCTCGAAATTTAGTGTTTCTAAAAACAGAAAAAGCACTACTATTGACCGAGTAATGTCAAGACTAAATAATTAATAACAACTAAAAACTAAATAAAATGAGTGTATCATTAACAACAACTTATGCTGGAGAATTTAGTGGCAAGTATATCGCTGCTGCTTTACTATCTGCTGACACTTTGGATAAAGGTTTAATCACCGTTATGCCAAACGTAAAATTCAAATCTGTAATTCAGAAAGCATCAACAGACGACATCGTAAAAGATGCAACTTGTGACTTTCAAACAGATGCTGGAACGCTAACTTTAACAGAAGCTATCCTACAACCAGAAGAATTCCAAGTAAACCTTGACATTTGTAAGAAAACATTACATTCTTCTTGGGAAGCTGAACAAATGGGGTATTCTGCATTTGACAACTTAGCTCCAAACTTTGCTGATTTCGTATTGGCTCACGTTGCTGCAAAAGTAGCTGACAGAACTGAAAAAAATATCTGGTCTGGTTCAACTGCAACTAGTGGACAGTTTGACGGTTTCGGAACTTTATTAGATGCTGACGGAGATTTACCAGCAGGACAAGATTTAACAGGTGCTGCAATTACAGCCGCTAACGTTATTGCCGAGCTAGGAGCTGTGGCTGATGCTATTCCTACTGCCGTATATGGTTCAGAAGATTTATACATCTTTGCCGCTTCTGATGTAATTAGAGCTTATACAAGAGCTTTAGGAGGTTTCCAATCTGGTGGCGAGGGTGCTAACGGTTACGAAAACAAAGGAAACAACCAAGCTTTAGGTTCTTTATTCTTTGATGGTATTCCAGTAGTACCAGCAAGAGGTGCTGCAAACGGAACTATTATTGCTGCTGAAAAATCAAATTTATTCTTTGGAACTGGTCTATTAAATGACTTGAACGAAGTACGAGTAATTGATATGGCAGAGAATGACGGTTCACAAAATGTTCGTGTAGTAATGAGATTTACTGCTGGAGTTCAGTACGCACAAGTAACTGACATCGTTTACAGAAAAACTGTATAATAATTAACTAATCAAATTTAAAAGGGTGGGTAAGATAACTCGCCCTTTTTTATTTAAAAAACTTTAAAAATATGGGTTGCTTAATAACAAGCGGACGTAAAGTACCTTGTAAATCGGCAGTAGGCGGAATAAAAACTATCTACTTTGCAGATTACGGAACTTTAGGAGATGCGACAATCGTAGCTGGCGAAATAACAGCAGTATCAGGAACTCCAACGTGGTTTCAGTTTGATGTAAAAGGTAACAGTTCAATGGAAACCGCTATCACTTCAAGCCGAGAAAACGGAACAACTTTCTATGATACTACATTAAATATGACTTTGACCTTTCAAGACAAAGCTACACAAGAAGAACTTAAATTAATCGCACACGCACGTCCACACGTTGCGGTTGAAGATTACAATGGTAACTTCTTTTTAGTAGGACTAGAAAATGGTGGCGATGTAAACGGTGGTACAATCGTTACAGGTGCTGCAATGGGAGATTTAACAGGTTACACATTAACGGTAAACGCACAAGAAACTGCACCGCCTTACTTTGTGACATCAACCGTAATTACTGACGATGCATCAGCGGTTCAAATTGACCCAACAGCATAATTAGTAATTTTACTTGTAAAATGGGGTTATCTTAACGGATAGCCCTTTTTTTATACCTACACAATACAAAATATTTGTTTTTTATTTATATATTAATATGAAGTTAATAACCACAAGCGGAAACAAAACCTTTAAAATAATTCCTAGAGAATTTACAGTAGGTACTTTGAACTTGAAACTAACAAGCGAAAGTACAAATAAAAGTATTACAGTTAATGCTACTTCAGTAATTGACGGTAATTATATTTCATTTGATGCAGTTTTTGGTACTTTAACTGAAAGCGATTTTTATATTTTAGAAGTTAGTTATACAAACAATATAATTTATAAAGACAAGATTTTTTGCACCGACCAAGCTATTAACCAAAGTAATGACGAATATTATAGCGTTAATAAAGACCAATATATAAGTGAAGAAAGTTCGGATAACGAATTTATAATAATATAAATATGAACGATTTAAGAATAGTAAATTTAAGTACTTACACAACGCCAGAAATTGTTGAGAAATCAAACAAAGAGTGGGTTTCTTATGGCGAAAACAATAATTATTTTAAGTATTTAATTGACCGTTACAATGGTAGCCCAACAAATAACGCTATTATAAACGGTATTAGTGAGATGATTTACGGACGTGGACTAGATGCTTTAAATTCAAATAAAAAGCCAGAGCAATACGCTAAAATGATTTCTTTGTTTCATAAAGATATGGTGCGTAAATTATGCTATGACCTTAAATTAATGGGTCAATGTTCTATGCAAATCATTTATAGTAAAGACCGCAAAACTATTGCACAAGTTGAGCATATACCAGTTGAAAATTTAAGAGCTGAAAAATGCAATGAAAAAGGGCAAATAGAAGCGTATTATTATGCTGATGATTGGTCAAAAGTTAAAAATGTGGGTCACACAACTAGAATACCAGCTTTTGGTTGCAGTACAGAAAACATTGAGATTATATATGTAAAGCCTTACAGAGCTGGTTATAAATACTATTCAAGTCCAGATTATGCTGGTGGGTTACAATATGCCGAACTTGAGCAAGAAATAAGCAACTATCATTTAAACAATATTCTAAACGGTTTAGCACCGTCAATGCTTATTAATTTCAATAACGGTACACCAAACGCAGAAGAACGTCAAGCCTTAGAAAATCGTATATACCAAAAATTTAGCGGTTCTAGTAATGCTGGTAAGTTTATACTAGCATTTAATGACAATCCAGAAAGTGCAGCGACTATTGAGCCAATACAATTAAGCGAAGCACATCAACAATATCAATTTTTAAGTGATGAAAGTTCTAAAAAAGTTATGGTTGCTCACAGAGTTGTTAGTCCTATGCTTTTAGGAATTAAAGACAATAGCGGACTAGGTAACAATGCAGACGAATTAAAAACCGCAAGTACATTAATGGATAACACCGTTATAAGACCGTTTCAAATGCTTTTAATAGATGCTTTTGATAGTATATTAGCTTACAATCAAATGAGCCTTAAATTATACTTTAAAACGCTTCAACCTTTAGAATTTACAGACTTAGAAAATGTAGAAGATGACGAAACAAGAGAAGAAGAAACAGGAGTTAAATTAGCTAAAGAATTACCAAACGAAGTAGGCGGCAAAATAGCTGATGAATTAATCGACTTAGGACAAGATGAAAGCGAATTATTAGCTGAATATGACTTAGTAGATGAAAGCGAGGTTGATTATGAATTAAACAATGAACTAGATGAAGTAATAACAGACTTAAACACCGAACCAGAACAAGAAGAAACAACGCTATCTAAAATATGGAATTTTGTAAGCACAGGAACTGCAAAGCCAAACGCAAAAAGCACACAAGACGGTAAGTCTAAACAAGAAAGTCAAAAGGGCGTTCAGTTTTTAGTACGTTATTCGTATGCACCAGAAAAGGCTGGTTCAAATAGCAGACAGTTTTGTTCTAAAATGGTAGGTGCTAAAAAAGTTTACCGTAAAGAGGACATAGTTGCAATGGGTAAAAAATCTGTAAACCCTGGCTTTGGAAAAGGTGGCTCTGACAGCTATTCTGTCTGGCTTTGGAAAGGCGGAGCGAGATGTAATCATAAGTGGTTTCGAAAGACTTATCAAATTAAAAACGGTGAAAAAAGCCAAATAACAAGTGGTCAAGCAAAAAGTAAAGGTTTTAAAATGCCTAAGAACGCTCAAAAAGTACCAGTAGCACCAAAGGATATGAAGTATAAGGGTTATACCGCTGAATATTGGAATAAAATGAAATTCAAAAACTAAATGGCAACAGCATTATTTATATCAAGAACTGACTTAGTACGTAATTCTATATTAGACGGAAACGTTGATACAGATAAATTTATTCAATTTATTAAACTAGGTCAAGAAATTGACATACAAAACTTACTAGGAACGGATTTATATAACCGAATAAGTACAGACATTGAAAATAGTACTTTAACAGGCGATTATTTAGCACTTGTACAAGATTATGTACAACCGACCTTAATATGGTTCGCACAAGTTAATTATATTCCATTTGCTGCGTATCAAATCAAAAACGGTGGTGTGTTTAAACACTCTAGCGAAACAGCCGAAAACGTAAATAAAAACGAAGTTGATTATTTAGTTGGCAAAGCAAGAGAATACGCTAATTATTACAGTACAAGATTAGTTGATTATTTATGTTTTAATCAATCTAAGTTTCCAGAATACACAAGCAACACAAATGACGATATTAGTCCTGATACTGATACGGTTTTTAATGGTTGGGTTTTATGAAATATAAAGTAAAGAAAAAAAACTTAAATAAGTTGATGTCTTATTTAAAGAAACAAAACAAACCTTTAATAAAGGAAAAGACTAAATGATTAATAACGTTTTAAAAGCTAAAACAAGAGAATACACTAGCAGAGGTTTAACGACTGAAAAAATATCTGTAACGTGGCGTCACTATATTAGTGGAATTTCTACATATACTTTGTACGGTACAGGTGCAACTACCGTGTTCCCGTATGCTTATGGCGGTATTGGAGTGCCTTACGATGCTTATTTTAGTCAATTTCAATTGTCATCAATGCCTTACTCGACTAGACAGTTTCCGAATGGTAGCTCTTTGACTTTAAGCGTTTATGTAGATAATGTTTTAAAAGGAACTCAAACAAGTGCATACGGCAATAATGTAAGGGAAGTAGTAATTTTAGATTTTGGTAGGTCAATAGAAATAAACAGGGGTGAAGTAGTAACGCTTAGACTACAAGTGAACGGACAGTGGTGGTATTGTACTAGCACATCAATAATAATAGAGAGATAATGAAAAAGCCAATTTTAGCATTAGTGCCTAGTGCAGAAAAAACTTTAAAAGTTTATTCAGTTTTACCAGTAAATGGTGACGGTGATTTTGAACTAAGAAGAAGCGGTGCTGCAAATAGAATAAATAAAGACGGTTTGATTGAGTTTGTTTCAGGTTCAGACAATCCAAGATTAAATTGGAGTGGCGAATGTCCTAGTCTTTTATTAGAAGGTACATCTACAAATTTACAAATAAGAAGCGAGGAGTTTGATATTTTCACGTGGACTAAAACAAATATAACAGTTACTGCAAACGATACAATTTCTCCAGACGGTACAGAAAGTGCTGATAAATTACAAAGAACAAATACTGCTGCTAGTTACATATATGACGCTATAACCATTGGTTATGGTCAAAAGACTTACACTAATTCAATTTTTGTAAAAAAAGGTGAGGGTAGCTTTTTAGCCATTAGAGCTAGAGGCTCTGGTGCGTGGGTAGATTTAAGATTTAATTTTTTAACTAAGCAAATAATTTCTTATACTGCAACTAGTATATTTACTGCAATAAGCTCAAAGGTTGAGGAGTTTGACAATGGTTGGTTCAGAATACACTTCACCTATACAACTGACGGATATAATATACTAACTCATTCTTATAGCCCAAGATATACGCAAGGGGATATTGACGATACAGATGTGAATAATATTGCTAATTGTTATATATGGGGTTCACAAGTTGAGGAACAAATATATGGCTCAAGCTATATAAAAACAGAGGGTAGTATAGCTACAAGAAACAAAGAAACTAGAGTAGCGACAGGATTATATGGTGACCCAGAATTTAATAAAAATGAAGGCGTTGCATTTATAGACGTTAAACCTTTTCCAGTCGATGCAAGTGATACAAATGGAAACATAATATCATTAGTCGGGGGAACTTATAATCAGATATTTTTTAGGTTTAAACCAAATGTTTTACAGTTTTACGTTAATAACCAACCTGGCACGGCAATAGTTTTCTATGAATTAGCACATAATGGCGGTAGAATTAAAGCAGCTATAAGGTGGAATAACGGTAATTATTCTATTTTTGCAAATGGTCAACTTTATAATAGTTACTTAAATACTAGCAGATTTTTTACTGACTTAGAAACATTCCAATTTCAACAATCAACAAGTCTTTATGAATTTGAGGGTGAAGTTTATGGAATACAAGTTTTTGACGAAGCCTTAGATAATAACGAAATAGCTAAATTAACTGAATTATGAAAATAGGCAAATACGAATTTAACGACAAAGAACAAGCTAAAGATAAAATTGAGGATTTAGGTGTGGACTATGACTTTGAGGGCAACCAATATCCAACACATAACCATAGTATTATTGAGTTAGGGAATATCGTTTTACAAAAGGGTGAATACGAAATTAAAGACGGAGAAATGCAAATGATTAAAGAGCCTATTTTAAGCGACAAGTACCACGTTGACGTTATATGGCAAGATTTAGAAAAACACCCATACGGTTGGAAAACTTATAGTTGTGATTTAGAAACAGAGGGAATGCACAGTTTTTATGGGCTTTCATATTTAGAATATAAAATAAAATAATAATGGCAAATACTATAAATTGGGGAGAAATATATTGTTATTCACATTGGGGTGATGACAAAAACAAAGCTAGTGTACCAGAATTTCCAGAATTTTGTGCAACAGAACAA